CGAAAACCCTGCAAGCGTCATTGCCTTTTGCGCTGGATACGGTGGCATCGAGCGAGGACTTGAACTCGCTGGCGTCAACCATCGAGTCGTCGCTTATGTGGAGATCGAAGCCTTCGCCATTGCGAACTTGGTTGCAAAGATGGAAGCGGGAGCCTTGGCTTCAGCGCCTATTTGGTCGGATCTTAAAACCTTCCCAGCACACCTGTTTCGAGATCGAGTGGATCTCGTCACTGGCGGCTACCCATGTCAGCCATTTAGCAACGCAGGCAAACGACGCGGAACAGAAGACCCTAGACACCTTTGGCCCTACCTCAAAGACCATGTGCGGACAATTAGACCTGTTCAGTGTTTCTTTGAAAACGTCGAAGGACACATCAATCGAGGACTCCAAGAAGTTGTCGGAGACTTGGAAGAACTTGGTTACGAAGCGACGTGGGGAGTATTTAGTGCGTCAGAAGTTGGCGCACCGCATCAAAGAAAACGAGTCTTCATCTTGGCCGACGCCAACGGTGGACTCTTCAACAGTTCGCAACAAGAAGTACAACCAAGGTGGAATGCCGTTACAGATGGCAGCAAAACTTTGGCCGACCCCAACAGCGAGCGACAGCGAAGGAGGACCGAGGCAACAGGACGGCAAACGGGGCCGAGCTCTAAAGGACTTGCCCAACGCGCCGTGGATGACACCGTTAGTGCAGGACTCACGGCACAGCGGAACCAATCCGTCGAAGAACGGAGCGAGGATGTTACTAGCCAACCAAGTGCATTGGCCGACGCCGACATCGAGAGACTGGAAGGACACACCTGGGATGGCAACACAAGCTGGGAGCCGAAGCAGGCTGGACCAATTACCCAGAGCAGTTTTTGCAAACAATGGGGATCAGAAATCTGGTCAGTTGAACCCAACGTGGGTCGAGTGGTTGATGGGTCTACCTTTAGGGTGGACAGACTTAGGCTTTTGGGCAACGGAGTAGTGCCGCAGCAGGCAGCAAAAGCATGGATAGTTTTGAGTGAGCAGGTAAATGAGAAAGATGACGATCGAGTTTGAAGAACAAGATGTCGAGGAGTTGATCGAGCTGTTCAAAGAAATTAATCAGCAAATCAAATTGACTCAAGACATGGTGGGGGTGCTGCTTGCGAGAGCGTACAAAGAAAAAGGAAGTTTCGACTTCTCTGATACTCACTAAGCGCATGCACGAGTATCCGTCTTGTTATTACTGCGACGAGATGGTGATCGACTGGTGCGCGATCTATAAGAGCGTGCCGCCGGTCGAGTTCACCGTTAAGCAAAACGATTGCGAGTTTTTTAAGGACAGTCTCAGTGACTGAGATGGACACCAAAAATTTTCAGATATGCATTTGCGGCAACTGGGTGCGCAGGACGACCGGCATCTGCCGCAAGTGTAGGGTCAAACACAAAATCACAGACGTGGAGATGTACTACGCACGCGAGCCGCAGAGATGGTTAACGAAGGCATGGCGTAGCGACTGGAGCATTGAGGAGGAGTTAGAGAATGAGCGCACTAGAGAGGCAAGTTGGGGGGACTCACTACAAGAGTTTCAAGATTCAACCAATTGTTTTCTGCGAGGCGAATGGCTTGTCGCCGATTGCAAGCAACATCATCAAATACGCTTGCCGCTACAAGACGATTCGACGGCACGGAGTTCTTCGGCCGAATGTGGAGGATCTGCGCAAGATCATTCACTACGCGGAGATTGCGATACAGATGGAGCTGGAAGCTGAGACCGAGCCTGAAGAGGATCGGTTTAGGAAAGAGCATCAGTTCAAAACGTTTAGCGACGAGAGAGACGTGGTGCTCAGCGAGGAAGTCGATGACGAGCGACTAAGCGCGCACCTGGCGAAGGCAACATGCGAGGACGGAACATGCGATTTATAAAACGTCGTCGATGGGGAGATAACTACGAGCCGCTTCTTACTTGCGTCACCGCGCACACGATTTGGCTATTCAGTCTTTGCGTGCTTGTTTCTATTGGGGTGCTGCTGTGGAATTGAACACCGTATCAAGAGAAAAGCTCGCCAGCATGATCGGGATCAGCGAAGACACCGTTAGAGGATGGACCGATCGACATTTCGAGCGAGGTTTACACTACACTGTCATTGGCAAGACAACGTTGTATTACCTGGAAGAGGTTGGCGAATGGCTCGAATCGCAGAGGGGATCGAAGAAAGGGGCTCAGGGCTCCGCATCCATTTCTCATGGAAGGGCCGCAGGTACAAAGAGACTCTTGCTGGCCCGGTAACTGCCGCGCTCATAAAGCGCGCAATCAAGCGCCGCGAGTGGCTGCTGTCGCGACTTCAGGTTGGGCTTCCGATCGAAGAGCAATCAGGCAAGCTCTTGCGCAACGCCGCGATCGATTGGCTTGATTCCCTAGACGTTAAGCGCTCCACGCTGATGAGCTACCAGGCGCTTTATCGATCGCACTGGCAAGTTTGGGAATCGCTCGCGGTCGATAGCATTACGCCCGGCATGATCAAGTCCCTGATCAATCAGAAGGACATCTCGTCCAAGACCAAGCGTAATGCGTTGATCGTGCTGTCGGGCATCTTGCGTCACGCAGACGTTAATCCGAACCCCTGCGCAAACATTCGGTTTCGCAAGCAACAGAAAAAACCGATCGAGCGTTATCGACCGGCAGAACTGGAGGCCGTCATGAAATTTCTTGATGGCGAGTCGCTGGTGTATTTCTCGCTGCTCAGAGCAACCGGGCTCCGGCCAGGAGAGGCGCTCGCGCTTGAATGGTCAGACTATGACGGCGAACGACTCGATATCTCGAAACAAATCGTCAGGCGCCGCATTCAATCGGACACAAAGACATCGGTTCGGCGCCGTGTCTATGTGCCAGGCTGGGTTCGGCCGATGATCGATAATCACTCAACCCGGTTTAAGCAGAGCTTCATCTTCTTAAACTCGATCGGCACGTTTCACTGCGACACTGACGTTTTCAATAAGGCTTGGCGCAAGGCGCATAACCGAGCGCGCGTGCCGTACAGAATTCCCTACTGCCTACGCCACACCAGGGCCGCTGAATTGCTCAGCCAGAATGCCTCTCCCGCCCTGGCGGCGAGAGAGCTGGGTCATTCTGTGCAGATGTTTTTGAATGTTTATTCCGAGTTTATCGAAGAGTATTCGACCGAGGATTTAGGCGTCCTCGAGGGCGTTGGACCGGGTGCCAAAAGCGAGCGCGTGGGGTAGGTTTTGGGGTAGCTTACAAAACCACACAAACGCATATTCAATAAAATCAATCACTTAACTAGCACAAAAACACACATATACCCATTAAATCGGGTTCGAGTCCCGTCCGGTCCGCCATCTTATCCCTTATAAATCAACCACTTAGTTTTTCGTGGGGTAGATTTGGGGTAATTATTGTATTAATGCTTGCTGCTGCGGCGATAGTTGAGCCCCGATCCTGCCCATTTCTGACCCAAGCGTTTGTGGGTTCGTGAACATACTGCTTACGAACGGTAAAGCATCCGCAAGCAGCTCGGGCGCGTGGCGACGCAGAACTGTCATCAGGTCATTAGACTCTAAGTCTTTAGCAAGGCGCTTGAGCGTAGCTGGGTCTCTCTCTACCAGCATGTCGGCAAGCCGAGACGCCATACTTTGCAGGAATTGATCTTCTGCGACTGAGCCACTATCCCTTGCGTTCTTAACAAGCAAATCGGTCAGGCTGCTAGGAATCTCTAAGCTAGTCGATGCTCGGTTTCGCATTTGCTTGAGCAGCTCTGATCTTTGCGCAGTCATGCTATTGGCTGCAGCTCGTTCTGTGACCGCCATTGTCGATTCTCTAGATAGGTTGTCCATAAAGATATCGAAGTCAGCTTGCCCTTTGTCACCATCAGGGAATGCCATCCTTAACAAATCCATTCGACGCTTAGACTTCATAATGTTTCGAGCCATGTTTGCAGACTCAACGCTTATATCGAATTGATCCTGCAGGTTTTGTAAGGCTCCAAGCCTAAACGCCTCTTTCTCTGAAGCGTTCATTCTCGTTAGCGCATCTGCCAGCTCGTCAGGGTCTTCTTTTAACAAACCCCTGCCGCGCTCCATCGCGTTCATCACTGCAGAGTCGCCTGCATAAAGAGCGCGAGCACGCGCGTAGGTTGGATTCACTTTATCGACATAGTCAAGAAAATCCGTGCGCAGATCCCTAATGGCCATCACCGTTTCTGTACCTAACCCTGGTTGCACCTGTCTTGGGAAGGCCACGTCATCAATACCCTTCTTCATGATGTCCAAGAACCTAGTCTGAATCGCGCTAACCGGATTCCCTTGTCTATCAAGTAATCGGCCGTCTGGCATAAGCCGCAAGCTCAGCGCTGTACCGTCACCTCTGTTTGCTGCGATTTGCGCAGCCCTTGCATAAGCCTCTTGCATTGCAGGCGTTCGCATTAAATCCCTAAGCTCGGAGGAGTACGGGATTTCTATCTTGTTCGCTGAGCCATACAGACGATCGGCCGATTTTCCTCTGGCCGACTTCAGCGCCTGAAAGTCGTTGTAATAATTTGCGCGCTGGCCAAAGGCTTCTTGAAGGATTGTGCCAAGCCGTCCGTTTCTACCCTGCTGGCGCGCCTCTAAATACCGCGTGGCAGTGGCTTTCCCAGGCCCAGGCATGACCGCAATGGCGTCCATTAGGCTCTGAGTGTTAGGACCAAGATCGGCAATCGTAAAGTCTTTGCCCGCAAGCTGGGCGACCTTTGATATTGCTTCTTCAACCGAAAGGCCATCTGCCTTAATTTGATCGACAAGCATTCGCTCAGCTTCACGCCTTCCGCGAGATGCTGATTGAGCCTCTGAGGTTTTAAAAATAGCGTCGTATGCATTGCCTAAAGGACGGCGCAATCCAGACATTACGAGGTCGCCACCAACCCCTAAGCCTGCGCCTAAAGCGCTGCTTGTTATCCTGTCCGAGGAAAGTCCTGAACCCTCGCCAGCCATGTAACCAGAAAGAGCGCCAGACGCACCAGCTCTTGCAGCGTTCGCCGCTAAAGTCTTGCCCGCGCCCAGAAAACCAAAAGGAGTTGCGCCCGCCATCTCATAGCCAAAAGCTGCGACCGGGTTCTCCTCACGGTACTGATCTATTGGCGCGCGCTCCATCGCACGCGCAACGTCACCCGCACTCACATTTTGACCAGAGCCTAGAGAGAGCTGCTCTGCAATTAATTGCATGTTTGGATCGAGAGCGCCTCTAAGAGATCCTATGATCTCATCTGAAGAGCTAAAAGACGCTCCTTGCAGAATTAGCCCTAACTGAGCCGGCGCAACGCTACCCGACCTTAAAGCTGAAAGCACTCTCTTGCCTTCTGGGTTCAAGCGGTTCTGCCTATCCCTTTCTTCTAGCTTTTGAGTTAGCTCTGTTATCTGATCGTTCAGTGCCATAGTGCTGTTACCTATTTGTGCTCAGGGCGTCTACCACATCATCGATGCCGCTACCTCTGTTCAAGATGCTGGCTGCGTTCGCTTTAATCTGGAGGATGTCTTTGCCAATGTACTCAGGGCTGGCTCGAAGCTTATCCATCGCATCTCGAAGCCTTATTTCAAACAACTTTGGTTTCGTTGAGTACAGATCGTAATTTTCATCCATAAACTTGTTGATAAGCTGGCTCATCATCTGCGCTCTTTTCGCTGCTACTATCTGTACTTGCAAAAGAACCATGTTGCCTTCTTTTGAGTTTTCAAGCTGAGGCAAGGACTTTTGAATAGTTCGCAAATCGTTGTCCGTTGGATTCACACCAAGTTGTTTCACGAGAGGAATCGTTATTTGGTTCGCGAACGCTCTGAACACTTCTGCGTCGCCAGGATTTGCAACATCTAAATTCAATGAGATGCCGGCATTTCTGAGATCAGTAAGAAAGCCTTGTCCGAATCCGGTCTGCAAACCGTTTTGCAACATCGCCTGCATACTCTGCAGCATGGGTAACGTTCTTGCAGCATCAGACGCAGACTCATGAAAAGGTTTGCTTAAGTTATCGATTGCAGTAAGTGCTCGTTCATCTAGCTTGTTCTGTCTGGCCGTTGTCCTATCTATATCGGCTTGGCTTTGAGCTTTTGTTTTTTCATTTTTTAATTGATAGCTGCTGAACGACGGGGTTGGTGTCTCACTGATCACCCTCTGCTCGGCAGTCAGGCCCGGCCTAGCGTTTGGGTTATCGATAAAATACTGCTGCATGTCAGCGCTTGGCTCAGTGATTGGCCTTACTTCGCCAGTGAGCGCGTTGACCGTGTATCGCTCGCCATAGGGTCCAGTTATTGGCGTGCTCTGCAGGTTTGTGTAGACGTTTTGAAGACCCTCGTAGTCGAGACCTTTCAGCATTTCTGTTTTGACGCCAGCCCGACTCAACGTATCAATAAGCTGCTGCCTATTAAGCTCTTCAATTACGCGCTGGTTCTGATCTGCCTTGTATCCTTCTATTTGGTATTTCTTCACAACGCTGCTGAGAGGCTCTCGATAGCCAAGAATCTCTTGAACAGGATTAAGAACCTGATTCTTGAACATATTGCCCATCGCCTGGCCAAAGTTGTCAGGCTTCTTGAACTCATAGTTGTCCATGTTTGGGCTGTACGTTTGCAGCAAATTGCCTTGCGCCTGATTGAGCATCAGCTCTCTCAACAAGCGCTGCTTTTCCTCTGGAGAGAGGCTATTGAAATCTAACTCAGCCATACGGACCTCTGATATTTTGTTGGGCAAAATTTAGATAGTTGGGCGTTTGTCCAACGAACCCGCCTGTTGGGGCGTAAGGAGCGTTTTGATAAGGCAGCGTTGGCGCGCTCACAGGCGCTCCTCCAAGACCGCCGGAACCAGGGTTCTCTGCCAAATACTTGGCGTATTCATCTGGCGGTAAAGAGAGCGCCATGATGTCGTTGATTCCCGTTTGATCTTTTAAGAATTTCATCGGATCGTTTTTAATCTCACTACCGACATCTTTTAACTCGTTCATGACGCCTTGCGGCATGCCTAGCAGGTCGCCGCCTATGTTCGCCAGTAAATTACCTAATGAACCAAACATTGAATTCTCCTTACCCGGTCCTTAGACCAAAGTTGAACCCGCTCCCGTCAGAGCTGGTCAGCGTCGGGTTAGGCAGCATGCCTGCGCCACTTCTCAACACATCGAACATTCTGAACGGATAGTTTTGTGCCTCTTGATATCGACGGTATTGATCGTCGAGCATCTGCTGCGCGAATGCTCGCTGCGTGTCGCCCACTCCTTGCAGAGCTGCCGCGTCTGCAAACGTCATGCCTCGCAAGTCCTGGCCAAACTGGCCAAGCTGCTGCGCACCAGCGAGCCGCTGCGCGGCTCCTTGAAGCCCAAGATTTTGCTGAGCGAGCTGACGCTGGAAACTTGCTTGCTGGTTTTGAATCCTGCGAGCTTGATCAAGCTCGGCTTGCGAGAGCCCTGACTGCTGGTTCGCAAGCGAGGCTTGCAGAGCGGCGCTTTGATTCGCTCGAGCCTGCTGCGCGGCCAAAGCCTGCGCTTGCAGGTTCGCGTCTTGGTTCGCAAGGCTCGCCTGGGCGCCGAGTTGCTGAGTCTGCAGCAATCCCTGATTCCTGGCCTGGCCTTCTGCAAGTGCAGTCTGCTGATTGGCGAGCTGAGCCCTGAGCGCCGCATCTTGGTTGGACATTAGCGCGCCTTGTCGAAGTTGCTGACCTTGCATTTCGGCCGACAAGTTCGCCTGGTTCATTTGGTTGGCTTGCGCTGCATTGCTCAACCTTCTCTGCAGCTCTTGATCTCGAAGTTGCATTTGGTTGGCGGCGTTGATCTGACCTGACTGCATAGCTCTCTCAGCATCGCCTACGCTTACCTGCTGATTGGCAAGCTGCCTTCGCAGATCGGCTTCCTGCGCCGCCAGCGCGCCCTGCATGCCGAGCTGGGCTTGCGCGGTTTGAGCCTGAAGTCCGAGCTGACCGCCAGCTTTGCTGGCATCGAGTCCGGTCGCCTGGTTAGCGAGATCAGCTTGTAGAGCTGCTTGCTGGTTAGCGCGAGCGGCGTCTGTTTGTCTTGCAAGGTCTGCCTCTGCAAGCCGTGCCGCAGACTCGAAGCCTGACTGCCTGAGCTGCGCTGCCGTGCGCGCTGATTGCTCGAGCGCAGCCCGATTGGTTTCGCCCTCGAGAATCGCTTGTCGATCGCCGCCAAAAGCGCCCCCGGCAACAGCCGCTGCTTTGTTCTGGTTTTGCTGAATCTTTCTCTGTCGCTCAATGTCGCCAAGCGCTGCATCGATCACGCCAGTTTGAAACTTGGACATATACGGGTCCATGCTCGTCTCGGCAAAACTGGCAGCCTTTAGCCTCTCCTCGCCAACGCCAGTTCCAGCGTTAATTTGTGGAGCGGTAATTGTTCCTGCCGTCTGGGCTTTGATTGGACCTGTAATTCGGTCGCCCACGCCGCCCGTGACATTGCTGCTGAACTTGCCAAGCGCTTGCGCTTGATTGGTCCCGGCAAACGTTGGGCTGTAATCGGCGCTGATGCCT